CATCTATTACAACAGATATGTCAAATTCTAAATCAACAACTTGAGCAACATTAATTGATATATAATCATTAATCATCCTATAATTCGATAGATAGTTTGCTAAATTTGTTTTTAAAGTATTTGAAACTGATTGTGTCAAACTACCAGTTGAATCATAAGAGACAATGTTAATATTAATTTTGTTATCTTCTTCAGTAATTGCTACTTTGGCAGGTGCTCCGAATTTTCCTGGCATTTTTCTAATTAATGCATAATAATCATTAACTGTTACGGCTCTGTTTTGTGATGCAAAGTTAAATGTTACCATGTTTCTAACTTCTTCTATGTTTGGTTGATTTGCACCACCAATTGCCGCAGTCACGTTATTAACTCTTAATGAATTAACAACTTGTTGATTTATATTTGCTGAAGGCCCATTAACAAAAAAGTTAACCGTACCAACTTGATTGATAGAATTGACACCAATATTTGAAACAGTTCCACCACCAATTCTATATTGGACAAATAGTGTAGTATTTGCTTTTACTGTTTTACCTAAACCAATATTATTTTGGTAATCTTGAACTCTTAATGGTACCCCAACTCTTGAGAATTGAGCCAACTGTTCGTCGGCAGTAACTGTCGCATTACCAAACTGAACTCTTAAGAATCCTTCAGGTGTATATTCCGTTATAAATCTTAATTCCGTTTCAATATATCTACCAACTTTAATACCGGGTCTGTCTGCGGGTTTTGTTGGGTCTTCAACAAACACACTACTCTCAGCTAAAGAATCAACCTCAAACCATCTATCAGGTGAACTTAAAAATTCAGATGATGTTGGTACTGATTGATATGATGTTCCATCTTTTTGAATTACTGACGTAACACCGATAATATTTTTTTCAGGTAAGAAAAACTCAAAGAATGGTTTTACATCTGCAGGTGTAATTATTTTTTTGAATACCTTAGTAATACCATTAACAACCACTTCTCTTTTAGTTATTGTGTAGTTTAATAGTTTACCATTGGAGTCAAAATTAGGTATCTTAGTCTGATTCGGAAACCCTTCACTATTATATTGTGAAGAGAAATCGATATCAAACACATTCTCAAATGTTTGTCCAGCGCCAACCACTTGTGAACCCGCCCTTAATATTCCTAAGTAACGAGTATCTTCTTGGTCACCAAACGCAGGTACCGTAATTGCAAAATCACAAAGAGATACTGAAGGTCTATTACCGGGTATTTTTAATCCGTAAGTTCTGGCTATGTTAAAAATCGATGAACGTTGTTGAGCATATTGAAGAACAGTTTCTTGAATACTCCTATCCATGTGATAATGTAAATTATCACCGATAGCGGCGTTTAAATCTAAAAATACAGAATATACCGACGCATCGTTGAAATTGTCAATTAATTCAGGATAATACTCCTGAGTGTAGTTAATAAGGTCTTGACGTAACGCTTCAAAGTCCCTATCTGCGTATGAAATTCTTCTTTGTGCCATTTATATTAAATATTGATAATAACAAAATCCTTATTGTTAAAGGTGCTATCTGTTATAGTATAGTCAATTCTTATTTTTGCTGTATAGTCCGCAACACCTGTACCGGGTACTCTGTAAATACCACCAACACCAATGTTTTCCATATTAATATCACCAACTAATTCAAGTTCATCAGTATACGGTGTTATAGTAATATCATTTAAAACTAAATTTGGTAAAAATTCATCAACCGATTGTCTTATGTCAGCCTTAATTGCCTCAAACGATAAACCATCCATTGGTTCAAAAATAAATTCATAAATTCTTGTACCAAAATTTGGTAAATAATATCTACTACCCTTTCTTGTAAGAATAAGATGTAACAAGTCTGTTCGTATTTCCTCTTCAGGTGTTTGTGATAATGATAGATACTTTCCGTCCTGACTCTGTCTGAAAGGAAAATTAATACCATATGTTTTACCATCTGCCATATTACATAAATATATTCACAGAATGCTTTTTTGAAATAAAAAAACCCGACAAAGTACTTGCCGGGTTTTTTACTCATTATTGTTGTTTTTTACGTCTTATGCCTCACAACTCGTGCAAACTAAATCATTAAGATTAAGTTTTTTTCTTGCGAATGCCTGAGCTGAGTTCATTGAGTGTTGATAGTAAAGTGTTTTAACACCTAACTGCCAAGCATCAATAAGAAGTTTATTAACATCTTTAGTTGGCATATCAGGTGAAATCATTAAGTTCAATGACTGTGATTGGTCAATGAAATCTTGTCTAATTGCCGCTTGGTTGATGATAGTTGACTGATTAATTTCAGCGAATGTTCTGAACACATCTTTTTGTTCTTCTGTTAAAAACTCTAAATGTTGAACTGACCCATCATGTTTTTTAATACTATCCCACGTCGCCTTGTTGTCTTTCTTTATTGAAGCCAATAACTTCTGAAGTACAGGGTTCTTAATAGTCACTTTTAATTTAGCTACGTCCTTTACATAAGCATTTGACCAAATTGGTTCGATTGATTGTGATACCTGACCCAAGATAAATGCTGAAGATGTTGTAGGTGCAATTGCGTTTAGTGTTACATTTCTTCTACCATATCCAACAAGAGTTTCAGGTTCACCAAACATTTCCGCCAATGCTTCAGACGCTTTGTATGACTTATCTTTAATAAGTTTAAATACCTCAATGTTTAATCTTGCACTGTCCTTACTGTCAAAAGGTAATCCTTTAGACTGAAGAAGTGAGTGCCAACCCAAAACACCTAAACCAAGTGCTCTTTGTCTTTTAGCAAAGTTGTAAGCCTTTTCAAGGTAGAAAAATGCTCGGCGTCCTTCGATGGTTCCACTGTTTTTAATGTCATCAATTTTACTAATAAACTCAGTAACAACCGCATCAAGGAAATAAACCATCATCTCAACCGCATCTGTATCTTTCCACTCATCATAATGAAGTAAGTTCATAGATGACAATACACAAACAAAAGACTCTTCTTCCGAATTGTGTAGTGCAATTTCAGAACAAAGATTAGAGTTGTAAATTTTCATATCTTTATCTCTATAAACTTCAGGCGCCTTTTTGTTCATAGTGTCAGTGAACATGATATATGGATATCCAATCTCACCTCTACGTTGAATTACTTTAGCCCAAATAGCCCTCTTTTCTTTATCCCCATTTACCATTTGTTCCATGAACTCATCCGTAACCGTAACAGCATGTGTCAAATCTTGAATTGGGAAACCTTCAGTTCCAATTTCTAAAAATTCCATGATGTCGGGATGTTCAACAGGAAGGTATGGTGAAAATCTTCCTCTACGTGTAGAACCTTGCGAAATATTGTCAACAACACTTTGGAATAGGTTCATGAAATGGACTGCTCCTGGTGCGTGTCCGTTGTCTGTAATTGTAGCACCTCTACCACGTAGATTACCAAAATAACCTGATGTTCCACCACCCATTTTACTCATTTCACCAACTTCAGCCTGTGTATACAAAATTGATTCAATATTGTCACCAATGTTAGAACCAAAACAACTTACAGGTAAACCTCTTTTTTTACCAAAGTTTGCCCAAACAGGTGATGATAATGAATACCATCCACGACCCATATAGTCGTAGAACTTGTCTGCAAAACCATCAATACCTAAAATTTTTTCAGCATGTTCTGCAATCGTTTTAATTCTTTCTAAGGGTTGTTCTCCCTCACTCAAATATCCTCTACGAAGAAATGTAATTGATTCTTCGTTAATCCAATCAAAAGGTTCTCTATTTTCCATGTTTCTTAATTAATCTTATTAAAATAAATCGTTCATCGTTATTGATTTCGATTTCTTGCTATAATTGATACTTCTTTTATTAAAGAAATCGGTATGTTTTGTTGTTAAAATTTCATCATCAAACCACTCGGTTGTTTCCAAAAGAGGTTGGTTAATTTCAAAAATATTATCAATACCAATTGAATTTAAAGAAGTATTAAATCTATGCTTGATGAACTCTAATGTCTGCGCTTTTGACAAGAAAGTCAAGTCACCCATTTCAAAAATCCAATCAACAATTTCCTCTTCAGCCTCATAAGCATCCTTAGTTGCTTGAATTAAATCCTCAACTAATTCCTCAGACCACCAAGAAGGGTTTTCTTTTTTTATTATGTTTACCAAATCAAAGCCAAATCCTGCATGAATA